CCGATTTAAAGAAATAGCTTTTCAGCCTGGAGTATTTCTACTGAATAAAACAGTAGCACAAGCTACAGCAGAGTATATCAAACAGTATAAAGATGAAAGATTTCCTGATGATGGAGTGCTTGTTAATTACGCAATAGCAAAAAGTACTGTAGAGATACAGAATATAAATCAAAAGTTTAATGTAAAACTTTTAGATACACATTTAAGTATGAAAGCTCTTCCTGTATTCTTTTTTCATGCTTTTGGGTACTTAAAAATACATAAACCTAAAGAAGTAAAAAACTTCTTGAAAAATATATATGGAGAGCTATAGTGAAATTTTATAATGGATGGGCTCTTCCTGACTATGAAAAACATTTTACAAGGTACTTAGGTAATTATCCTGTTAACCATTATCAAGACGCAATTTTACAGGAAGCAATTAAAATTGCTGGAAATACTATCGCAGTTGATATAGGCGCAAACATTGGTTTACAGAGTGTGCGCCTTGCTCAGTTTTTTAAAGAGGTGCATTCTTTTGAGCCTGTAGAAAGCAACTGGGAGTGCCTTTTCGAGAATACAGTTAATATTGGAAATGTTATCTCCCATTGTTGTGGAATTAGTGACAAGGTAGAAGAGCTTGATATAGCGTTGCCTCAATCTAGTAATAACTCAGGTGCCTGGTCTATTGTAGACTTTCAAAATCAGAGCGGGGTTACTACGGTTTCAAATAAGTTTTTACCGTTGGATGCAATTCTACACGATACTTCAATGAATATTGATCTAATTAAAATAGATGTACAAGGCTACGAAATGCCCGTACTTCGAGGCTCAGAAGAGATACTTCAAAGATGTTCTCCTGTGGTTTTGGTAGAGATGCACCAGAACACAGACGAAATTACACAGTTTCTCACCGATGCTGGATACTTCTTACATCATCGAATAAATAAAGACGGCATCTGGACGAAATAAATCTTGACTTTTACAACTACACGGGGTATAATTACACTATGAACTTATTTTACCTTGACGAAGATTTAGACAAGTGTGCAGAAGCGCACGTAGACAAGCACGTAAACAAGATGATACTCGAGGCTGCTCAGTTGCTATGTACAGCAATCTGGGTTGACGAGCTTCTTGGTTTCGTGCCCCGTGCACTCGACAAAGAAGAGAGTGCAGTACTTAATGAATACAAGAAGGGAGAAAAGCCTCTTAAACCCGAAGAGCGCAATCTTACTCCCTACCTGGGTATGATGTATAATCATCCAAGCACAATATGGACACGATCCTCGTTAGATAACTACGAATGGACATGGTGCTATGCTCACGCATTAGCAGAGGAATACAGGTATCGCTACGGCAAAGAACACAAATCGTTTTGGCAAGTTATTAACAAACTTCCTGACCCGAAGAACATGGAGAGGGTTGGCTTTACAGAATTCGGTCTCGCAATGCCGGATGAGCTCAAAGACTATGACGACCCTATTGGTAGCTACAGGATGTACTATCACTTGGACAAAGCTACCTTCGCATCTTGGAGTCACAGACCAGTCCCCGATTGGTGGGTACCGGAGCTCGCTTCATACGACTCGCGTATCACTCGAGTTTGACAAGTGAAGATTGTAGTACGATACAAACATTGGAAAACCGGAGCCGAGCTAATCGCCTCCGGTATAATTATACATGATAATCCACAGTCTGATAGATTAGTATTGCAGAAGGATGATGGAAAGCACGTAGATATACTAAGGTCTACAGTTATTGAAAGGAAAGTTTTACTATGAAAGAAGGATGGACAAAAAGCGGAGACGGCAAGGGATTGAGCTACAAAAGCCCTGCCCGTGTAGTACATGACCCAGTAAATAGCCCCGCACACTATAAGCGTGCAGACGTTGAGTGTATTGATGCTATGCGACAGATTACTTCAGATGAAGGGTTTGAAGAGTATTGCCATCTGAATGCGTTTAAATACATCTGGCGCTGTAAGAACAAACAAAATAAAAAGCAGGACGTACAAAAAGCAATCTGGTACCTCCGCATGATGATAGGAGATGACCCACGTGAGCAAGGGGAGTAAAAGAAGACCAGTAGATCCTAAGTTAGAGCGAAAAGTATTTGAAGATAATTGGGATCGTATTTTTAACAAGAACAAAGCAGACTTGCGCTATGAGAGCGACAATCCTCTCGAGCGCCCGTATGAACCAGAGGATGTGAATGAGAAGAGTGAAGAAGAAGGATTACGAGAATCTATCAGAAGCGAATATTCAGAAAGTGATAAACTTGCTGAACGACAAAACTCCGATTTCCAAAAAGGAAGCGTGCAGTATTCTGAACATAGCATACAATACAACGCGCCTCCAAAGAATCATTGATGATTACGAAGATAAAGTTAGCTATCGCACGCTTCGTAAAAAGCAGAATCGAGGAAGAGCAGCAACAAGCGCAGAAATTGCTGAAGCAGTTGAACGATTCCTCGCAGGAGACTCCCTCGCAGAAATTGCCTCCGGTCTCTTTCGTTCACCCGCGTTTGTCAAGGGGGTTATCGAAAGAGTCGGAGTCCCTCAAAAAACAGACGAAGGAATAGATTACCTTCCTGATGAGTGCTGTGCCGAGAGTTTTGCAGACGGCGAACTCGTATGGTCTGCAAGATATTCTGCTCCTGCTCTTATAGAACGAGAGATATCAGTAGACTACCAGGCAGAGAATATGGGATTCTCTGATGTAAACTACGAAAAGAAATATAGTAGTAAATGCTACGCCATATGGGTTCTTCAGTCTCATGATGAAGATGCAGAAGACGTATGGGCACGAGTAAAAACTGGAGGCTTTAGTGCTTTCTCTCTCGCATATGACCTCGGAAAGCTAGAGCATCTTAAAGAATTTGGAGTTAATCTAGCAAAGAACAAGTAAGGGTAGCTACCGAGCTGGCAGAAGTTTTATATGGTGACTCTTAAAAATAATTCTTGACAACGTAGGTATGCCCTGATATAATTCTTTCATAAGTAAATTATCGTTCATCCCGAACAAAGAATATATCTGACTGACTATGGCATTTACCGCAAAAGACTTAGACCCTTTAGTTCGGGGAGACGATTGGTCTCTCAAACTAACCATTACCTCTGGAAGTAATCCTGTAGACATTAACGGGTATACATACTACTGGACTCTCAAAGATAATGTAGATGACGCAGACCCTGGCGCACTTCAAGTAACTGTATCACCTACAGGAGCTTCGGCTTCTGCAGGTGAGGTTACTCTTACTGCAGCCGCTGCAACCACTACAAATATTACTCCACAAACCTATAATTACGACGTACAACAAGTCAATGACTCCGGAGTTGTACAAACCTTGCTGCTTGGAAAGGTAAAAGTAGTGAAAGATATAACACGAAGTACTTCTTAATAGCTCCGACGGGGGCACAGAGCTTGTTGTACAAGCTATGAGAAATTAACATGGCATTAGTCCAAGACCCAGATCTTCTCCGGTTATCGTCTGCAAGTTCAGGCGCTACACCAACTGGAGAAGTTTTTATTGACAAAGATGCTCTTACTATTGAGTTGATGTCAACAACAGAGTTTGGTTCTTCTAATTTTACAAATGCAGAAGGTGTAACTCTACAAGCACTTTACTCTTTCTTAAAAGAGCAGTGGAAAAACAACGACACAGACGATTTCTATAACTTCCGATTCCCAATGGAAGCAATTACGGCAGAGCAGTTTGAATTTATTAATGACTGGAAGCCAAAAAATGATACAGTACGTTCTTACATTCGTACTGGTGGATGGGAAGAAAAAGACCCTTCAGGCTCTTCTCGCCAAGCATGGGCGGGTGTTATTACCCTCGGTAATATTGAAAATGACCAGACTGCATACTACTTCTGGCAGGATGGCACAGGTAGTGCTCTTGAAGCAACCCAAGCAAACTTTACTTATAATGGCCCGGTAAACGAAGCTGTAAAGATTTTTGGAGATGCGAGCAACGGTGGGTTTGATTACCGAACAAACAAAGACCTTGTAGTACGTATTCGTCCTGCTCCTACTGGCACTTCCGGAGACGTAACCGGTTACACATTTGGGTCTTCTGATACAGATGCAATTGGTACGCCTCTTTCAGTTACTAACCAGGTATACCGATTCCCGCTGGCAACAGCAGTTGACCTGAAAATTACAAAGACAGACGCAGAAGTTACTTCTTTGATTTCAAGCACAGGCTATCGTTTGCAGTTTGACCAAGCTTCGCTATCATCTTCTCAGTTGACTACTGACCTTACAGGCGGTCCGTTTGACTTTACTCACTTGATTGATTCAACTTCAGTAACAAACCTCAGCCCTACTGATATCTATAACATTACTCAGTATAAGCTGCGTCAAGGCACGGGTGTTGATATTGATGATGATGGCACTGGTGTTCGTCGCGGTGTACTCACAGAAGATTTGTTAACCTTCGTTGGTGACCAGCTACAGACTCTTGCGATCAATGGTGGAACAGAAGGTATTCTGATTGATGATCTTGACCAGGGCAATCTTGCAAACTTTGCACTACGAGATAATAGTAACACTTTGCGGTCTTTCCCCTCAATTGCATCAGGTACGCTTACATTCAGTACCACACTACAAGACGACGCCTCTACTCGCTACTGGATGTTCTTCCAATCAGCTTCTGTAGCAGGTGTTGGTGAAGCAGCGTGGCCTGGAGTAAATGCAGTAGTTGTAGATGATAACTCTGGTGCAGATATTTCTGGGTACTATCACCTTGCAAATGCTGCAACTTACTCCTCAAACACTGCAATTGGTGCTATTACTTCAGGTACAAAAATAATGACCACGAGTGCAGACATGACTGGCTCGGCAGGTACAACAACTGGAGTAGCAGGAGACGTATTGCACGTGAAGACGGGCAACAATATTGGCTTCTACTTTATTGATACCAATACTGCATCATCTATTACTATCGCAGGCGATAAGAACTTTGAGAATACAGATGCCGGAGACACAGTAACATTTGACATCTATCCAAAGAACACTGGATCAGTTTCGTGGACCTTTGACTACACAGGAACTGGAAACAGAAACGACGGTAAAGACGGAACAGATGCACCTATTCAGCTCGTAGCTCTTGGCTTAGACAATGCACAGTACGTAACTACTACAGGTACAATCGGTAGTGGTACTGGTCAAAACTTCACAATTACAGCACCTCTGGAAAGAAACTACAACGACCCAGATACGGCTTAATTTTATTAATCACGGCGGGGTCCGCCCCGCCTTTTCTTTATAGGTAATTTATGAACGATTTAGAAAAAGCAATCCAATTCTTTGACGAGTTTGTAAACGCAAGTCTTCGCAAAGAGACAGATTCTTATGACGCTCTTGAAGTCGTCAAAAACTATAATATAGTACGGGCGGAATTGGCCAAAATTACAGTTCCGAAGGAGTAATAAATGGCAATTGGAGATAAAAGATTTACCAGAATACCGCCAGAGAGTACGGGCGACCGTGTATACATGGTGCACACTGCCGAAATCGAGTATAAAACTTTTAACTCTGTTGCTGGCGGCAGTACAGACCATTCATGGCAAATCGGAGAAATGTATACCATTGAAGGGTTTGG